ATACCCTGTAGTATTACTATACGCAGCCTGATACCCAACAGCAGTGTTGTTGCTGGCGGTGGTGTTGGACAAAAGTGCGTTCGACCCGATAGCTGTGTTATAAGCGCCTGAACTATTTTCTCGCATTGCTATTCGACCAACAGCAACGTTGTTGCTACCAGTTACCACGGCACTCAAAGCGTTTGACCCAACAGCTACGTTGTCACTACCCGTGGTTAAGTCATCCCCAGCATTAGCCCCAATAGCAACGTTATGCTCCCCTGAAGAATTATCGGAAAGAGCCTGATAACCAACGGCGGTGTTATTAGACGCTGTTGTTGCCGCATCTAAACTAGCACTGCCAACTGCAACGTTATAACTGCCTGATGAAATATCATTCCCAGCATTGTCTCCGAGGGCAACGTTATGTGCGCCTGAAGTCAATCCCGATAGAACTTTATTACCTAACGCAGTGTTTCTTGTCCCAGTGACGGAAGCATTGAGCGAGGAATCCCCCAATGCCACGTTGTTTGTACCAGTAGGATAATTCCCGTCCAGCTTAATCGTGCCGCCATCGACTGACAGGTTGCCAGCGACTGTAACACCGTCCGTGACTGCCGTACCCGTGATGTCTACGCCTGTGCTGGTGGTGGCGAGTTTGGCTGCGTTATCGTAGTAAAGCGTAACTGCGCCATCTGTATCAAACGTAGCCATCAATTCTGATGTGCCTTTGTCGATGCTTACACCTGTGCCATCACTTGTGAGGTGTAATTTGCCAGTGCCAACATCTTGAACGTAACTGTTGTTTGCGTTGTGGTAAATCTGTAGGTCAGACCCAGCACCGAAGATGGCTTTGCTGTTGTCCGCGAACGTAATGTCGTCGCCCGTAGAGACAGCAATGTCCGTGCCGCCTGTCGTGTTGCCGTTAGCAAGAACCTCAGACAGTTCGTTGTTTGCGCCAACCTGTGTATCCACATACGCCTTAATCGACTGCTGCGTAGCTAGGGCCGTCGCGCTATCGGACGCCATGTTGTCTTCGTCTAGGATTGCGGTCACCGACACGCTGCCCAAGCGCAGGCTGTCAAAGTACGCATTGTTAAAGACGTTCGCCGCTACCGCGCCTGTTCCCGCACCGTCAAAGTAAATAACCGCAGTCGTTCCCGCAGGAACCTCGTAGTCATTACTCGCGTTGTACGTGCCTTGGAACAACAAAATGCTACGTGAACCAGACAAGCTGTTGCGAACGTAAATAATCTTTTCCGCGTCATTTGGCGTTAGCTGCACGTAAGCTGTTGCACCTAAATCCGAGCCGTCATTGAAGATAACCATCCGATTACGACCATTGGATGCCGCGCCATCGCTGATAGGCAGTGTATTTGGTGAACCAGAAGACCCCGCCGAAGCAAGGGTGACTGTAACCTGACCGTCAAGGGCCGTGTCTAAAAGTTCAAGGTTTGTATTGGTTGTATTACCCCATGTACCCGACTGTTCACCAGTGGCTATGAGTTCGATACCGTTGTTTAATGTATATGTACTGGGCATGGTTTTCCCCTATGCTGCTATGTCATCCCAACTTGGAGTCTGAGACGGTGATTCGTCACTCCAAGAAGGGGTGGAAGATGGTGTTATTGAAGTATAACTCGGATTTTGATTTGGAGCAATCTGCGAGAGCGATGGATTTTGCGTTGGTGTTATCGGAGTATAACTCGGATTTTGATCTGGAATAATACGACCCCAGACAAGAACTGGACCTACTTCTCCTGTTCCTGCAACACCCGTGACAGAAACATCTGCATTGGCTGTGGTCGTAACAGAACCTACGGCCCCTGTCGCTTCAACGCCAGTAACCTGTATTGTTATTCCAAAAGTAACTGTAACTGTACCAACTGAACCTGTAGCTTCTAGCCCAGTTGGGGTAACGTTTGCCGTACCCGTTACCGTAACGTCACCAACTGAACCTGTGGCCTCAAGGCCAGTAACAGCTACATTTGCCGCAGCAGTTACAGTGACAGTGCCAACCGATGATGTCGCTGCCAATCCTGTAACAGAAACATTAGCTTCACCGATAACCGCAGCAGTGCCAACACCACCTGTGGCTTCTACACCCGTTACGGCTACATCCGCGTTGGCCTGCACCGTAACAGACCCAACAGCCATCGTAGCCTCAAGGCCCGTAACCGGAACATTCGCATCACCAGAAACAGTTGCCGTGCCAACAGCCCCCGTTCCCTCAACACCTGTTGGATATACATTAGCCTCACCAATGACATTGGCAATCGCGCCAACCTCACCAGTCGCTTCCAATCCTGTCGGGAAGACATTCGCTTCTGCTACAACCGTAACAGAACCTACACTCGCTGTCGCCTCTAGCCCAGTTACAGGAACATTTGCTTCGGCAACAACTGTGACTGAACCAACGTTACCTGTGGCACCAGCGTTGGTAATGGAGCCTTCATTCCATCCAAGTTGGCCCCATGTCCCTCGGCCCCAGCCAGATAAAGGGACAATGACATCTGTCATTAGGCTATCCGAATAATCGCGTTACTTGCGTCCGCTGTTGGAAAGACGATAGTAAAATCACCCGCCGTTGACGTTTTATCTGCGCCAAAATCCAGAACAACAACGCTAGGATCACCTGTCGCAGTATCGTTATAGATCAACGCTCCACGCGCCGTAATCGTCGCCGTAGAAAACGTCAAATCGGCAAAGTCTGCAAATGCGGTTGTGCCAGATGTCGTAGGCGTAACATTTGTCAATGTGCCGCCACCAGCAGAATAACCTGTACCACTTACCTCATTCGTAGCGGTATATGCAGTAGTTGAGGCATCAAAAGATGCACTGTTAGTATATAGCGCCAACTTAAAAGTATTTCCCGTAGACGCAGTAAAATCGTGTGTTGCAGTCATAAGCTCTTTTTTAAAGCTCGTGCACATAAAGTTGCCGGTAAAGGCCATGTCACATTCTCCTTATGAGTTCCGCAAGCTCTGAGTGTCCTGCGTCATTGATAGCGTTGTATATTGTAGTTCTATCACTTTTTACTGCTTCGCGTAAGTAGAACTCAATGACTTTTGTGATGTTGCGCTTATAGGCTAACGCCTGATCACGAATTGCAGGAGGGGCAGAATCTCCTATAGCAACTATTTTATCAGCACACCTTTGTGCAACCTCTTCAGGAGTAAAGCCACGATTATTCGTGGTTTTTACATCTACCTTAAAATCTTCTGGCAATCTTATATCCAAAGCAGGTATCATGTTTTCTCCCTAATAATAAGACCTGTGCGATACGCATCAGTAACCTCTTGAGACTCTCCGAAATTCTTAACACGAGAGAGTGCCTCAGTAAAACGCTGTGTATAATTCTGTATTAAATCGCCTTCACCCTTCATAAACGTATATGCTTCAATAAGAGATCCATACAACAAGGCTACTGACGCATTTGTACTCAACCATGTTGTTCCACTTCCCGCGCCAGCCGTTAAAGAGTTAGGTCGATAAAAATAATGAAGTTCAACAGCATAATTAGAATCGGGCGTTGGACCTAAAATTAAGTTATCTATATCAAATTGCGCATAATAACGAGGAGCACCAGTAGTTGCACCATTGGGGTTAAAAGACTGAACAAAGTTCACATCTTTAAAAAGCATAAACTCTTTATTGCTACCATTCGTAAACGAAAGACTAAATGGGGCAAGATAATCTGTAGGAAGCGCAAGATATTGATTGCTTGCGGTTAAAGTTCCGCTTTGATTTTTGCGAAACACATCTAACTGAGCAATTTTTAAAATACGCTCCTCTGCGTTTTTAATAAATATATTAAGATTGTTCACAAAGGTTGTCTCTGTGTTCTCAGTATAGTCTTGAATTGCAGTTTTTAGTTCATCGTATGTAAAACTCATGAGATCACCACTGTAACTTGACCCACATAACCGATGGTATTCATCTTATTCTGCGGGGTAGGAAATATATTGTCACCAACGCTCACAGAAACTGCGCCAGCTTCTGGATCGGGGCGCGGGTTTCGTAGTGCCTGTGCATCTGGACGTGCTCTAAGAGGTTCTAATTGAGGGTGCTTTGCTTCCCACTCATCTTTGCCTACTAAAAGACCATTCCACTCCTTTCGCATGTCATGCAATCGGTAGCGAAAACCTGATCGGTCAGAAATACCATATGCCCACTTACCAGTGGCATACTTAGACATAACGATAGTTCCTCAAGTCTGGCGCAACGCGGAAGGACGCACGATCACGATCTTCGTCCATTGCTCGGTTAAGTTCTTCTTCGTACAAAGCCTTGAGCATTTGCATGCGGTCTGGCGCACGTTTTACACTGATGTAATAAGCCAAACCCGCAGCAAGCGCGGGGTAAAACCGAAACGGAACACCAAGAGTGTTGGTGTATGTATCTGCGTCATCAAGTCGCGTCAAAGCATCATACAACACAACATCTGTACTATTGTCTGGCAAAGGCCACATTTTTAAAACAGGTGTAATTTGACGGTCCACAAAAAACTGAGTTGGGCGTCCCTGAGTTGTTTTTGTAGGAATATTCAGATATTCATCACGACTGATACGATCTAGGGCATAATCAGTCCCATCACGGCGCACAACAAGTGAAAGAACATCTATTACGTCAGTGCCAAGATCATAATCACCATCATTGGATGTAACCGTAAAGGATCTTTGTTCAATTGTCCATTGATTCAAGCCGCGATTGGCCCAATCCGCAAACATCAAGTTCATGGATCTTTTCGCGGTTTTTAGGTCATAACCAGTGCGGACTTCTAAACCACAACGCTCAAAAGCCTCTTCGATGTAGTCTGCTACATCTAATTCAAAGTCTGTTGAGCCTGATACGGTCATTTTTTATTCCTTTTAAGCGATTTAACGCGCTTCGGTTTGCCAGCAGGCTGACCAAGACGTTTCTTTTGAGATATTCTACTACGCTTTTCGCTTGATGTCATCTCCGAAGCTGTTTTTGGAGTTTTTGAGCTTACACGTTTAGTTGGCCTGCAATATGGAGTCCCGCGCTTTTCGCCCTTTTGACGCCCACACGCCTTGCCCGTGCGGACATCTTTCCAGTCCTCTTTAAACCACCGTTTGAGCGCAGCGCCCTTTTTTGTCTTACGAACAGCCATTACGAATAGCTCGTTACTTTGCGACGATTTGTCATTACCTTGCCGCAACCGTTTGCAATTGCTTCTCCACCACCCAACATACGGCGCACTGGGCGCTTACGATACTCGTTTGATGGCTCAATAACGCCACCCGCAGCCTTTTTTACGGGCTTTTTCTTACTTTTATTTCCCCAGTTACTAGCGCCCACTTTTCGACACTTTGCGATTGCTCCGCTTGCGTATGCGCTTGGAAAAACTTTGTACCTTGCTTTTACCTTTCGATAACATGCGTCCTTTGGCATTTTTCTTCCTCTTCATAGGCGGCTTCATTACCTGCTGCGCCATTTGTGATCGGCCTATAGCCATATTAACACTTCCAACGCTTACGAGCTTGCCTCAAGCGGCTGTTTGGATCTTTTGCTGCTTTGGGAAACTTCTTCATTTGACCTGCGGAACGCGCACAAAATGATTTACGCCGCTTGGCATCCTTACTGCCCGGCTTAACTTTACCTGTAACTGCGGTTTTTAACTTAGAACCGGGATTCGCTTTGCGATATGCCTCAACGCCTTTTTTAGTCATACCCGCACCAGCTTTAGTCTTGCGATAATTACCGCCCTTACCAGTGGTTTTGCGTATCGGATTCTCTTTTTTACGAGCCATTTGTCCAATCCTCGTTTTGTATATATACAAATTCCATTGACGCAGAAACATCAAAGCTAACCGACCCAGAGGAAGAAAATGCTCTCATCTCTAAGTCTGTTTTTTCTGTGAAATTTAATGGAAAAGTGTAAAACTGCTCATGTGCGCCATCTGTCAGGGTAAATCTTTCCTTTATCTGGAAGACTTCTCCGTATGGCCTAGCAACAAGACTCGCATTCAGAACAGCGGGTGTCTGAGTTGATGTGCCTGTGGATAAAGACATCTTTGTAAGAAAGGCTGTATATCCTGCGGGAACTGTCCAAAGACCCATCAATGTTTGGTTATCACCATCCCCATTTATGGTCAGGTAAATGTTAGCTGGAACTCCAGTGGTCACTGTGCCTGTTCCTGCGTAAATTGTGCCAGCATTTGCGTTACCACTACCCGCGCTGCGAACAATGCCACGATTGATCCGAAAGTACGATTTGGTAGTATTAACAGGCGTTTGTCCGTTTAATGTGACAACTTCGTTTATTTCGTTGTAGTCACCATCTAGGCCAAAAATTTCAACCGTTCTTGCACCAGTCCCTGCGGCAGTGTCGTTAGCCGAACTGCTTGATACAGTCATTACTGTAGCTGACGCGGGATAAGCGTACAGGCCACCTTGTTCCCAGATGGTTTCTTTTGAGTCTCCGACATCGTTGTTGTAACCAAACTTAAATACCGTTTTATGGCCCGTGATTTGACCACGGGCCACCTGTAGCTCAAATGGCTCAGATGTTCCAACTTGCGTTATGGAA